TGATCCACCTCCAAGTGATAATTTTAATAGAGTATCTAGATCAATAGAAGTATTATATAGTGGGGCGAAGATATTAGGGCATCCAATAATGCTGAAGTGGGAGTTAGCTCAAAACATGACTAGACCATTCTCTGATACCGTTAAAGTTAATATGAATTATCAGTTATGTGCACCAAATATATATAAAGGAAGAATAGAGTCATTGGTAGAAAGAATGATAACTTTCGCTGATATGATTCAATTGACATCGTTGAAACTTCAGCAAGTATTATCTAGAACAGTCCCAGACGGTGTATTTGTAGATGTTGACGGATTAGCAGAGGTTGATTTAGGAAATGGTACTAATTATAATCCAGCAGAAGCATTGAATATGTATTTTCAAACTGGTAGTATCGTAGGTAGATCTATGACACAAGATGGCGACTTGAACCACGGAAAGGTACCTATTCAAGAACTGAACAGTTCTAATGGAATGCAAAAGATACAAGCGCTAATAGCTACTTATCAGTATTATCTTCAAATGATAAGAGATGTGACTGGGTTAAACGAAGCTAGAGATGGTAGTACTCCTGATAAAGATTCGTTAGTTGGGTTACAAAAACTAGCTGCAGCCAATTCTAATACAGCAACACGTCACATATTACAAGCTAGTCTATATTTAATATTAAAAGCTTGTGAAAACATTTCATTAAGAGTAGCAGATTGTTTGGAATTTGATTTGCTTAAAGAGAGTTTAATAAATAGTATAAGCTTATACAATGTTAATACATTAGAAGAAATAAGTAATATACATCTTGTAGATTTTGGAATATATTTAGAAGTAGAACCAGATGATGAAGAAAAAGCACTACTAGAACAGAACATTCAAGTAGCTTTACAGCAGCAATCTATAAATTTAGAAGACGCTATAGATATAAGAGATATAAAGAATTTGACATTAGCTAATCAAATGTTAAAACTAAAGCGTAAAAAGAAAGGTGAAGAAGATCATGCAAGACAACAACAATTAGTTCAACAACAAGCTCAGGCAAATGCTGAGGCTGCAGAGAGAGCAGCAATGGCAGATGTACAGAAAAATCAAGCTGAAACTGAAACCAAATTACAAGTAGAACAAGGGAAGTCTCAATTTGAAATTCAGAAACTTCAAGCAGAAGCTGAGATTAAAAAACAACTAATGGAATTACAGTTTCAATACGATATGCAATTGAAGCAACTAGATGTTCAGCAAGCTCAAACTAAAAATCAACAAGCAGAAGGTAGAAAAGACAGTAGAACTAAAATGCAAGCTACCCAGCAAAGCGAATTAATTCAACAAAGACAAAATAATGGTTATCCAATAGATTTTGAAAACCAAAAACCACCTCAACAAACCGGTGGACCTCCACCTCAAACAGGAGGAGAAGAAACAATTATATAATATTATATCATGGAAGAAACAAAAGAAAATTTAACAACTAAAGAGAAACCGGTGGTAGATCCTAAAGTAGAAGGTTTAAAAGTAAAAACAAAAAAGAAACCTAAGAAATTAGTTAAGAAAAAATCTAACGAACCAGTAAAGGTTGAATTCTCATCAAAAAAAGAAGAAAATGCCATTCAAGAACCAGAGACAGAGAGCAGCGTGTTACGCGAAGAAAAAGAAGAATCCACGGAGCAAGTGGAATTGCAAAGCGTGGGACAGGGAAACGAAGAGAAGGAAGAGGTAACAATTGAAGAGATAACTTCTGAAGAGAAAAAAGAAGTTATAAAAGATATTAGTAAAGAATTAAATGAAAAACCAGGATTAGATTTACCAGAGAATGTAGAAAAACTAGTTAAATTTATGAAAGACACTGGTGGTAACGTGGAGGATTATGTTAGATTAAATGCAGATTATTCTAACGTTGATGCAGTTACATTATTAAAACAATTTTATAAAAAAGATAAACCTCATTTAGATGCAGATGAAATTGATTTCATGTTAGATGATAGATTTTCTTATGATGAGGAATATGATGATGAAAAAGAAATTCGCAAGAAAAAGCTTGCGATTAAAGAAGAGGTTGCTAAAGCAAGAACCTTTTTGGATGATTTGAAGAGTAAATATTATGACGAGATCAAGTTGAGACCGGGCGTTACTCAAGATCAACAAAAAGCAACAGACTTTTTCAACCGATATAACCAAGAGCAATCAGTTGCTAAACAACGACATGAGGATTTTGTAACTAAAACCAACACTCATTTCTCTGATCAATTCAAAGGTTTTGAATTCAACTTAGGAGAAAAGAAATTTAGGTATAAAGTTAATAATCCTTCTGATGTAGCAAGTAAGCAATCTAACATTCAAGATTTCGTTAAGACGTTCTTAAATGAAGATGGAAGTGTAGGAGATTACGAAGGCTATCACAAAGCGATTTATGCAGCTAGAAACGTTGATACAATAGCACAGCATTTTTATGAGCAAGGCAAGGCCGATGCTGTAAAAGATGTTGCTGCAAGTTCTAAAAACATAGATAATACTGCTAGATCTCAAAATTCTAGCAATGATATCACGTTTGGAGGGATGCGTATTAAATCTGTTTCTGGTGTAGATAGCTCTAAATTAAAAATACAAAAACATAAAAAATAAATTATGGCTTTTACAACTCAAAACGCGGGATTACAACCCTCGCCTGATCAGTCTGTTTTATCTACGAATTATTTGCAATGGAACAACGCCGGTGGGGCGAACTTTGCAGATTTTGCGCAACAAAACTTACCTGAATTATACGAACAAGAAGTCGAAAGATTTGGTAATAGAACCATATCTGGATTTCTAAGGATGGTTGGGGCAGAAATGCCAATGACCTCAGATCAAGTAATCTGGTCTGAACAAAATAGATTACATATTGCTTATGACGCGGTTACCGTTATTGGTAATGTCTTTACTGTAGGCGCCGCTGCTTTAGGGCCAGCTGGTGATCATGCAATAAGACTTAATCAAACAATTGTGGCTTATGATCCAGTTACTGGATTAACGTTAAAAGGTATTGTTACTAACGCTAATACTGGTGCTAATCTTCCAGGAGCTATTAATGATTTTACCGCTGTTTGTTATACGCAAGCAAATTGGGGTGCTATTGCAGGTGCCGCTAATGTTAGATTATTCGTCTATGGTTCTGATTTTGCAAAAGGAACAGACGGAATGGGTGGAGGAGTTGAGCCTACATTGACTCAGTTTTCAAATAGACCTATAATCATAAAAGATCAGTATACTGTTAATGGTTCTGACACAGCTCAAATTGGTTGGGTTGAAGTTGCAACTGAAGATGGTACATCTGGTTATTATTGGTTTATGAAGGCTGAATCTGAAACTAGATTAAGATATGATGATTATCTTGAGATGGTTATGGTTGAAGGTGAATTAGATACGCAAGCAATTGCTACATCTGGTGGAGGTACTGAAGGTATGTTCGCTTCATTAAATGCTAGAGGTAATGTATACTCTGGATTTGCTGGTGCGGCTGGACCTGGTTCTGGTGCTTTAGCTGATTTTGATGATATCCTTCAACAATTAGATGCTCAAGGCGCTATTGAAGAAAACATGCTTTTCTTAGATAGAGCTACAGCTTTGGATTTTGATGACATGATAGGCGCACAAGCTGGTGGTGGTTACGCTGCTGCTCAGTCTGCTTCTTATGGTTTATTTGATAACTCTGGAGAAATGGCATTGAATTTTGGATTTTCTGGGTTTAGAAGAGGTTCTTATGACTTCTACAAAACTGATTGGAAATATCTAAATGATGCTTCTACTAGAGGTATGGTTGATAATATCAAAGGAGTTATGGTTCCTGCAGGTACATCAACTGTATATGATCAATCATTAGGTCAAAATATCAGACGTCCATTTTTGCACGTAAGATATAGAGCTTCAGAAACAGACGATAGAAGATATAAGTCTTGGATCACTGGTTCTGTAGGTGGAGCATACACATCAGATCTTGATGCTATGGAAGTACACTTCCTATCTGAAAGATGTCTTTGTGTACAAGCTGCTAATAACTTTGTATTATTTACAGATTAATTTATTAACTTTTAAAATATAAAATTATGGCACTTATAAAAATACAATCAGAAGACGATGTATTAGTTGGGATATTTGATATAAATCTCCCTATAATCATGACAGATGATTCAACAACGGTAACCTCGGCATTGCTAACTACTGCGATAGGCGCTGATACTGATGTTCAATTTACAATCGATGCTGTTCCAGCTGCTTGGAGCGCTGCACAACTAAGCATCGAGGTACAATCAATGCTAACAGCTGCTGTTGATGCTGCTATTGCAGATCCACATGTGATTCCTACAGTGAGTAATATTACTCGACTGTATGATATGGCTACTGGTGCTGCAACTGGTGAAGCTTATTTAGCCCCAGCAACATTGACACCTATACAAGCTTACGCCTTGACGAATTAATCATAGCGTTTGAAACTAAACAAGACCTCATTAACTTGGGGTCTTTTTTAATTATTTAATTATATTATATCATGGAAACAGAAGAAACAAAACAAGAAACTAAAACATCTACTTGGGAGATAAAAGATAGGAATTATTATTTACTCCACGGTAGATCACCACTTACATATACTTTACCAGCAAAACATACTAGGAGATTTCCTTTATTATGGGTTGATCACAAAACTGGGGAACAAAGAGAATTAAGATATGCTACTAATCAATCATCACCATTTGTTGATGAGCAGAACGGTCAATCCACTTTAAAACATATTGTTTTTCAAGATGGAGTATTGCACGTATCAAAAGATCAACAGAACTTGCAAAAGTTATTATCTTTATATCACCCTCA